TCCTCAGTATAACATTAGGATCATTATCTAGGTTCTCAACTATCCATTTCCTGACACTAGGAAATTGTTTTGCTTTCAAATATCCAATAAGTTCTTTTACATGTACGTTGTCTAAACTGGCAAGTATACCAACATCTATTTTTCCTCCGACTGAGTATCGTTGACACTCGTTGAGGACTCTTCTCCAGTCTGGGAAGTACTTGTTGATGAGTTCTGCGAGGACTTTCTTATCAACTTGAATCCGTTCGTTGTCCAAGATATTGTTAAGTCGTTGGAAGAAAGAAGCAGCGATTGAGGGTTTGTCTTTTTTGGTAATCGAAAAATCGATGACCGCACATCTGGAATGTAAGGGCTCAATTATTTTGTTCTTGTAATTGCATGTAAATATAAATCTGCAGTTGTTATAGAACGCTTCGATGTTTGCTCTAAGAAGCAACTGAACATCATGGGTGGTATTATCTGCTTCGTCAATGATAATAACCTTATGCTTCCCCCCTGCCGTAAGGGAAACAGTGGATGCAAAGTTTTTAGCTTGGTTTCTAACTGTGTCAAGGAATCTACCTTCGTCTGATCCGTTGATAACATAGCAGTCTACTCCCAGTTGATTACATAATGCTTTTGCAACCGTAGTTTTACCAATACCAGGTGGTCCTGACAATAGTAAATTAGGTATCTCTCCAGTATTTAGAAACTCCTTGAAGGTATTTTTGATACCATCAGGGAGAATACAATCATCAATTGTCTTGGGTCTGTATTTTTCAACCCAAATAAAGTCACTCATAATTTAGTTCCAATGTCGGATTACTCCGCTAATAATAAAACAGTTAGTGATGAGATAAGAAAAGAAAATAATACTACGTACGATAACAATGTAGTTGTCGTAGCGTCTAGTCTTCTCATCACCGAAACTACCCAACGCATACTTCCATATCCTCCATAGTTTAGTCATCCAATAGTTTTTTGATTTGGAAGAGGTTTGATTTTTTATACTTCTTTATCTTCTTATACTTCTTCATCACATCTGCAAGCACATCTTTATTGACACGTACCTCAGGTTTCTTTTCTTCATCCATAATTTGAATCAGGCTCCAATGCTATAAAGTATGTTAGTTTATAATCTGGATTATAGAACTTTGCTAAATTCTTACTACTAATAGCAACCTGATAACTACCAGAAACTAATTTTATATTTTCCATCTTGAAGTTGAATGAGAAATTTTTATCCGTCTGACTAACAACAATAGCAAACTCATTTGAGGTATCGTTCTTACGATCATTGACAACTAACTTAGTAACACCCTCAGAACCAACAACTGATAAATCAGGTAAACTAAGAATAGAAGAAGACTTCATAATCTTTGTCAATTGATCTTCATTCAAATTGAATGTAACCTCTTCACTAGGAAGAGTCATTTCTTTCTCTGGTGGTGCAATGATTACACTAGGATCAGAAAAGAAATACTTAGATCTCTGATGTGTGCCTGACTTTATATGTGCAAAATTAGGATTAGTTGATACATCTATATCAGCATCTTTATAGAGTGATAGTGTATTCAAAAATTGAGGTAGATCATATATCGCAAAGTCTTTAGGTATGAACTCTTCTACCTCTGCCTCTGCTAATACATTTTTCATAACAGAGATTGTACGTAACTTTCTACCTTCCCTGAAAGACAAGGACTGATTGATAGTAGTAAAGTTCTGAAGGATTTTGAGAGTCTTGTCAGATAGTTTCATAGCAGGTCGCAGTTTCATTGTAAAGTTTACTTGTCATAATCAACAGCAAATGCTGGAGAATTATTAGTATTGATATCATTTGCTTTCTTCGTCTTATCATTAAAATGAAGTAAGAGCACAGCATAATGGATTATCTTTACGATATCCTTACGTGCTGTACCCTTCCTATCATACCGTGAAGCATACTTTAGTATGTTGCTTCTACAGAATGCTTCTGCATCTCCAACAGAATCTATCAGGTCTAGAGTTTGAACTCCCCCTGTACTGTAATGTCCTGTGTAAGTATTGCTGATATAGCTAGAAATCTCTTGCAAGATCTCTTTCTCACTGTACTTCATACATGTAGTTTAGATCAATAATATTATAGCATACCTATTGAGTGTCCTGCAACCCCAATACCACAAAAGAAAGCAAACTCCAACAACCCATGAGTTGCTGGAGGAATTGTTATTATTAGACTACTGATAAAGATACTGCCCAACATTTGTGTAAGTGAATAGCATTAGCGTTGCTGTAAATAAAACGAATGGCATGATGGTGAAGATACTCTCCATGTATATAGGTAATTATACCTTGTGTCAAGCACCCATGTAAGCTGGAACCATCTTACCACCATCTCTGTCATCGTCATCATCATCGTTTGCCACACGAAGAAGTAGTTCTACTGCTACAAGCAATGCCATTGGATAAAATATCCATGCAACTGCTTTCCATATTGGGAACGTATCTACTACTAGATCTGGCATTGATTGATTAAATTTTTGTACGAGTTATTATTTATTAGGTAATTATACTGACTAACGAACCTGCTGTAGCGGAAACCGCCAACCAAGGTAAGTTAATTACCATGAGTAGTTTTACTAGAGTAGATCTCTTGATCGTGAATAATGTGCAAGTCATTACACGTATGCCACTGTTGGTGCGTATACAACTGTTGTTGCAACTATTCCTAAGAATAGAGTTTGGATAAGGACTTTCATGATTTGAATGGAGAGTTATAGTATGCTTTGTTCACTGTGTATAGAGTGAAGAGTGCGACTGCAATACCAGCAAATCCTAAAAGAAGGATTGGTGATGCTGGTATGTCGTAGGTTGGGACATTCATTAAACGAAACCTGGTATGATCTGTCCTGATAGTGAGTAGGATATGATTAGTGCTCCACATCCAACGATGGCAAAGATGCCATTCCATCTCTCAGCAATAGAGAAATCTACCTTCTCTTCTGTTTTTGTTGTTTGCTTTGTCATTAAACGATACCAGGAATAAGGTTGCCAGTTGTTGCGTATGATGCACAGAGTACAAGGAAGCCGATCATTGCTGCACGACCATTTGCTCTTAAAAAGATTTGCTTATTGTTCATTAGAATATACCTGGAATGATTTGACCTGTGGTTGCATAAGCACCGAGTGCTGCTGTGATGCCTAGCATGGCCATCCAACCGTTAAACTTTTCTGCTTCTGGAGTCATTGTTCTTAGATTTGTAATAGGGGTAGAAGTGTAAGAGACCTGTTAGGTTCTTAGAGGATTCCTGGTATGATCCAACCAGTAAGTCCGTAGTTAATTGTGGCAATAACTAAACCAAGCATCGCTAGGCGACCATTAGTTTGTTCTGCTTCTTTCCAATAATTCATTTAGAATACACCTGGAATGATTTGACCTGTTGTCAAGTATGCACCAACTAGTGCAACGAAACCGAGCATTGCCCAACGTCCGTTTGTTTTTTCTGCATTGACTGCATAACCTTCGTAATTCTCTACGAGTTGTGGTTGTGCTTCAGCAGCAAACATATTCTGCTTGCCATACTCAGTGGTTGTGTACTTTTGAGCAGTTGAGGAAGTCATGTAATACTTTGTAAATTTATGTAACAATATTATATAGCAAATATGAAGAGTTGAAATATAAAGAAATGGTTAGGTTACCGTACAAAATAAAGAAATGCTAATAGGGTCTATTAGTATTCATTATCTTCCTGTATAAATTCTGCGTTATTCCTACACCATGCATCGGCATCTATTTCCATGTGCCAATGGGTAAGAGTATGAAGAGTCTGTATTAGTATACCAACAAGCAATAGCATCACTGGTCCAAACCAAAGTGGATGCAATAGTATATCTTCCGTTTTTTTCATAGCAAAAAAAAGACCCCCTACTATGTAGAGGGTCGATCCATCTCGAACTCAGAGATATTTAGAAGAGGAACTTAACTCCTGCTTTACCGCCCCAGTTGACTACATCGTCACCACCAGTAGCTTCACCAGTTTGACCAGAGATTTCACCGTAAAGTGCTACGTCTGAAGCAACTGCATAGGTTCCACCAACCTTACCAGAAAGTTCTGTTTCTGTATCATCAGCAGTTTCATCATGATTGATTGAAGGACCGCCTTGTACGTAGTATGCAAGTTTCTCACCAGATGTACCTTCGTATCCGAAGTGGATATCTGTAGTAGCACCTGAATAGTCTCCATCAGGATATGAAAGATTGCTTTCGATATTAACATACGGACCAGCAAAGGCTGCACCAGCTAATAGGAATGGAGATGCTGCAACAGCAGCGATTGTTGATTTGATTGACATGTTTTTTATTGTATCTCGCATGGGTACTAAAAAACCCTTGCGGATGAGAGAACTCCCGACATGGAGTTCTTTGCATTACGCAGGGGTACGATCTTTCGATTCCTTTGTATTAGTATTTATTATATCTTAAACTTGTGTGTTTGTCAAGTTCTTTTTCAAACGTGAGAATCCTTTGACCTTTTCAAACTCTAAACAATTATGAAACTTATCGTACAACTCGTTCTTATGACTGATAATAAAGACGTTAGCATCCTTTATAACAAACCGTACTATCTTTAGAAACTCATCTGTACCAAACCCATCTAGTGAGGAATCGAACACCTCATCCATAATCAATAGATTAGTAGCAACGCTGTTCTTTAGTCTAGCAATCTCTCTCCAAGTAAACAATAAAGATAGATCTATTCTCATCTTCTCTCCTTCAGAGAAGGAAGCATAAGAGAACTTCTCATGAACTGGAGTTTGAATATTTTCATTGAACTCTTCATCAAGTGTAAAGTTGATAAAGAAATCCATTCGTTGCAGGTAATCGTTGACCTGTTGATTTATGAGGGGTAAGTACTTTCTTATAATACCACTTTTGACACCATCATCTTTTAGTAAGATATTACTTTGTTGAAAGTACTCGTATTCCTCTTTTAGTTTATTGAGACTCTTTAGAATCTCCTTGAGTTTTTCTTTGTATTCAGTTAGTTTTACGCTTTCAGCATTTCGGTTCTCAAGCTTGTCGGTAATGTCCTGAATTTCTGATTCAAGATCCTTTCGGAGTTTGATTGAGTTAGAGACACGAACATTAAGTTGAGAAGTTTCATTCTGGAGGGTAGTTATCTCCTTAGAAAGTTTAAAGAACTTGAGTTCCCTTTCCTCTTCCTTAGTAATTGCCTGTTCAATTTCAGACAGATTAGTTTCGTACTTGGAAAGAACTTCTTGGAGGTGGTCAATTTTATTTACACGAAATGTCTCCTCTATATTTTGAGTACAGGTAGGACAAACCGTATTCTTATCGAAGAAATTTGATTCAGTGACTGAGGTTTGGTACTTAGTTTGAAGTTTAGTTCTAAATGTGTTAAGTTGTTTTATGGTAGCGGTTGATGCAGTATATTTTTCTATCTCTTTTGATTTGTTATTGGTCTGTAACAATAACTTCTCTATTTTTTTCTGATACTCTTCAGATTCTTGATCACATACAACTAATTTCTCTTGCTTATCTCTAATATCATCTTCGCCATCTTGTTCTATAGAACGAATAAATTGTTTTTGCATCATTATCTTATCTGCTACAGATTCTTTCTTGAGCTCAAGAACCTTTAGAGAGTCTTTAGATACCTTTATTTTTTCTTTTAGGATGTCAGACATAGAAGAGAACACTTTGATGTCTAGGAGATCCTCTATAACTTCCCTGCGATGAGGAGAAGATAGTTGCATGAAAGGAACGAAAGAAGCACTGCCAAGTATAACAATTTGAGTGAAAGATTTATAGTTGAGTTTGAGTATTTGTGTTTCCAGAGACTTCTGTTGATCGTTGGCAGAACAGTCCTCATTAAGTTTCTTTCCATCTTTGTATATTTCAAATAGGTTAGGTTTGATACCACGCAATACTTTGTATTCTGTTTTGTTTATTGCAAACTCTATCTCTACCTTAGTGTCTTTCTCATTGACAGAGTTTACTAGTTGTCCCTTATTGATTTTTCTAAAGGGTTTACCAAATAAAGAAAACGTCAAAGCATCTAGTATGGTACTTTTACCAGCACCATTAGAACCAACAATTAAAGTATCGTTGTCTCGATTTAGTTGTATTTCAGTAAAGTAATTACCAGATGACAAAAAGTTTTTATATTTTATTTTTTGAAATTCAATCATTTTTAGGTGGAGGTGGAATCACAATGTCATCATTTCTTATGATAGTATACTTGGTTCCTGTTCTTTCGCAAGCTCCAATTGCTACTCTATCTTTTACTTCGACTACTTCCATTGGTGGATCACCCTGTTCCTCCAATAGCATTGCATACCTATTAGCATCATCTTGATTCTCAAACATGAATACAATCTTCTCACCAAACTCATTCAGTACTGCATAAGCACCATCATCTTTCATTCCTTTTATAGTAATGATATGCATCATAGTTCGCAAGCAGAGTGATAGATTTCTTTCATTATACCTTTGATACGATTCTTACTTAGATCAGTTTCAAGATCATCAACGTAAGTATCCAACAACGTCATTGTATCTTCTGTTTGATTATATATTTCACCATCAAAAATTAAGTGATCAGTTCTTTCTACAATTTTTACGTCATGAGGATTAGCATTTGATAAAGCATCCATAAACCTATTATATTCTTTTTCATCACTCTTCTTTCTTACAACAACTTTGACTATTTTATTAGTATACTCACCAAACTTAGTTAGTTGTCTAGGAGTATCGCTATAGTTGATAACTTTATATAGTGCATTGGGATTGTTTATGGTCTTCAGTTTCAAAGTCTTAGTATCATAGATATGAAATCCTCTTTTATCATTTACATCATTCCAGAACATCTCATAAGGATTTCCTAGGTAATATATTTTTCCGTTATTAGATCTAGTATGATAATGTCCAGAAAATACTTGTTTGAATTTTTGATATCTATCAATCTCTGCACCATGTTCCATAGTATGACCATGAGTAGCAACAAAACCATTTAGTTCCAAGTGACCCATTGCTACCTTACACTTAGATTCTTCTATTTTTTTATGAGTTGATTCAGCATTCTCTTGGTTGATCCAAGGTAAGAATAGAATAGGTAATCCACCTACTTCTAATTCTGTAGCCTCAGAAAATAAGGTAATATTATCGTACTCTCGTAATAATAAATCGTTGGTATTGATCTCATTCGTATTCTTATAGTAGGCGGTATGGTTTCCCACGATGCTGATAAGATTAATGCCGAGGTTTGACAACCTATCGAAATAAGATGTTTTCGCCCAGTCCAAAGAATAGAGATCAACGCCCTTACGATTGTCAAAAGTGTCGCCAAGGTCGAGTACAGTTGTAATCCCCAACTTTTCAAGCGTTGGAAAAAAGACTTCATCATAAAATTTTAAAAAATAATCGTGATATAACTTTGACCCCTTCTTGAATCCGAAGTGTTGGTCTGTTATGATTGCAACTTTCATTAGTCAAAGATGGCATGTTTTGAAGTACCTGCATTATCATTTGATATATTTCCTATTCCAGTCTCTTCAGTTTCTTCTAAGTCATAACTCCAATCTTCT